GAAACATTATTTTGGAGTAGCACGGCGGATAGAGGGGTAGATACGGGTCTTGTAAGTTCTGGAGCAATGTTCCAGACCAGACGCAAAATTATGATAGAGCGTCAAAGTATCACCCCTATTATGACTTACTATCCTGAACTAGATGGGCATTTAGTTGGAGGTTGTTTTGCTCCGGGTCTTGTATCAGTAATTGCGGGTAGACCAGGAATGGGTAAGTCAGCACTAAAATCCAATCTCATTTATAACCTATGTACTAATGGAATTGGTGTAGTAAGTGTAGCAATTGAGCAAACACTTGCTACAGAAATGGATAGAATAGATACTCTTATTACAGGTATTCCAACCACAGAAATACGCAATTCGAGGCTCTGGGGTGCTGATGATCAGAGAGTAGAATCAATAAAAAATGCCCAGCACACTATAGATGATAAATGGAATTATCACATCATCCATAAACGCGGCATGACACTTCAAAATATCTACGTAATACTGCAACAAATACAGACACGTAGACCAGTAAACGTTGTGTTCTTCGACTTGTTTGATAAGCTGATTGATGTTAATGTTTCTTTAAACAAGCCACAGACTGTCGGTAAGAAATTGGGTGAAATTGCTATCATGGCTCAAGAACTTAACGCACATATGTGTTTACTAGTCCAGATCCATAGGGAAGTCGAAAAACGGAAAGACCGTCGACCTTCGATGGCAGACCTCAAGGACAGTGGATCGTACGAAGAGGTTGCTAGATGGATTTTGGGTTTATACAGAGATAAGTATTATAACCCAGAGAACATTTCTGACATCCTCGAGGTCAACGTGCTTAAACAAAATGATGGACCTTCAAACGTCAAGGTAGACTTTGAGTTCATCCCCGAGCAAGGGAGGATAGTAGAAATGGGCTCCCTTTCAAGGGTCTACCGAGATGTCCAATAATGAAGAGTACTTAAGAAAACTAGTTGATTTACATAGAAAAGGTGATGGGACAGCACTCTATAAAATCTTTACTACTATCAAGGGTGCCTTAAATCTTGGTATTTACTATGATCCCTCCCATGCCCGTGAATATTGTGATTTTGAACAAGTTGCGCTCACAGGAGTATGGAAAGCAGTTAACTCCTATGATTCAACAAAAGGGAGTACTGTTACAAGTTGGATCTTGACAATAGTAAATCAAAGGCTCTCAAGAGAAGTAAGACTTATAACTAGAGAACACACAGAAAGTGGAATGCATCAACATGATATTCAATCCTCTATTAGACCTGATGATGATCTAGACACAATTATCTTTCAACAAGCAAGGGATCCTGACATATTTGAAGGTGTAAAACCTGGGATAGATGAAGATGAATTCTACCAATACATCAATGAGGTTGAAGAAAAACTTTTACGTGTTAATGTTAAGTTGGCTAAATTATTCATTATCAAACTTATATGGCCCAATATAGATCGTCAATCATTAGCTACTATGTTAAAAGTCAGCCGAATGAGCATAAGCAAATATTTCAAGATAATGCGCATGGTGATGGAGTCTACCTATGAAGCCCACGGTAAAGATAGAATTGAATGAAACCTATGCCTATGTCGTGGAAGGAAAATTAATACCCGAAGTAGTTCAAAACTGTCAAATAAACTACGCATACTGGACTAGAGACTTTTGGTCTAAACAAGTTACTCAAAAGAGTAGAATTCTCAACTACCTTTATCTACATGAGGGGATTTATTACTTTCCCGCGGGTTGGGTACCAAAGATAAAGCAGGTGTATGAGGATTTTGGTTATGAAGTAACCCTAGTAAACATCAGTAAAAAGATTGTAAAGCCCTCCCCAATAACTAACTCTTTTATTCCTAGGGATTATCAGACTTCTATAATTACCCAAGCTTTGGAGATGCGCCGAGGAATCATTGGAGCACCAACGGGTTCTGGCAAGACTTCTATCTATGGAGCAATTCTATTCTATCTCGGAGCCCGTGCTCTTATTATTGTGCCTTCATTAAACCTACTCAACCAAACTGCAAATGAACTTAAAAAATACTTGACCGATAAAAGTATTGTAGGAATGATTGGAGATTCTGAGTGGGATCCTCAACTTATAACTGTTGCTACAAGAGATACACTTTGGAATCGTTTTAAGACTGAACCAAAGACAATGAGAAAATTTTTCTCAGATATAATGGTTTTAGTAGTAGATGAAGCACACCATATTAAGAATAGTGGTTATAACCCCAAAAACACTTATTTCAAATTGGTAATGGAGATTCAGGCCCCATATCGTTATGGAGCAACTGCTACACCCGGTGCTGAAGGAGGTCTTAGTAGAATGCTTTTAGAGGCAGCTACAGGGCCTGTAATAGGTGAAATTCCTATGACTGAACTTATAGAAAAGGGGTATCTTGTAAGACCTAGAGTTGAGATGCGTTTTGTTAACATTCCTAATTCAATAAGTAACTGGCATAAAGCCTATACAACCAACATTGTAGGCAATGAAGACAGAAATTTCCTTATTAAGGAATTAGCAGAAACCTATGCAGCTCAGGGTAAATCTGTTCTCATTGTATGTAATTGGGTTGAGAAGCACGCACGCGTGTTGCATAGATTAATGCCCCAAGCTAATCTTATGATTGGAGAAACAGATTCCGACTCACGTGAGATAATAAAGGAAGAATTTTCGTCCAAGGATTCTAAAATTTTAATATCAACAGTAATTCAAGAGGGCGTCAATATTCCTTCAATGGATGTAATTATTCTTGCATCGGCAGGTAAAGGGGGAGACGAAGGCCGAATGCAAATTCAAAGAATTGGAAGAGTAATGAGGCCTAGTAATGGTAAATCCTCAGCACTTGTAATAGATTTTTATGACAAGGATGGAAGCATCTTAGAAAGACACTCTAAAGGACGTCTAAAGATTTATAACCAAGAAGACGCCTATGAGGTACATTTAGAAACCAATATTTCAAAACCTACGGCTGACCGATATCAACCAAGAGGAATTGCAGGTGGGTGGAAATGAGAAGGGCTAATACCAACCGTTACATTCATATCAACAAAAAGGGTGGGGCTAATCTATCAATTCATGTAAGAGGCTCTAATATAGATTTCTTTAGGGTCCTATTGAAATTTGCTCAGGTAAGACACACAAATATTCCCTGGGCTCAATTTATTGCAGAAGGATTAAAAACCTATGTAAATACACTCCCACCTGAAGACAAAGCTATCTTTGATGCTATTTCCACTGATTACTACAATGAAAAATATGGACCCGCTCAAAATCTAATCAAAAACATACCGGAGTTAAACCAATGAGTAGAAAATTGACTCGTGAAGATGTTGCTAATCTTTTCAACGATGCTAAGTTGACAAAGGCAGCAAAGCATGAAATCATTCAGGGTAAACTGAAGATTCCTAATATCGATCCTAATCTTGATGGAGAACCTCTTGTCGATGCGGTATTCACTGCATATGAAAAGGCACTTGCGGATCTTGAATCAAAGAAGACAGCAAAGAAGGCTATCCCTTCTCCGGCCGCTACACCAACAACTTCTTCCGAAAGAGAAGAAGGTGGTGGAGAATCACGCAAAGACATTATTATCAATGTTATCAAGGAAGCTAAGTCTATTTCCATGGCTGACTTGATTGCTGATATTGATCAGCGCTGTGGTTATGCTGCTAGGGGTAAAACAAGCCGCACTAGAGTTGGTAGAGTTATTAAGGATTTAATTGCTGAAAATCGCGCTGAGAATGTTAATGGTACAATCAAAATGAAGTGAGACACATGAACATTAATGATGTTCCAGATGTACCAAAGACAAACAACAAACTCGAAGCTATCTATATCAGACAAATGGGTTTGGCTGACAAGTACAAGGAAATTGAAGGGTTGCCTTGGCCTTGGCCTCTACATCCTGACATTGCTGAAAATCAAATTTGGTTCAAGGATTTTCTGTGGCGGGTAACAGAGGAATTAGTTGAATCCCTTGAAGCGGCCCTTAATAAAGATCAAGTTCACCAGATAGAGGAACTAAGTGATTCATTGCATTTTCTCATTGAACTCCTTTTAATGGTAGGGATCTCTATAGATGAAATAAGGGACAAATCCTTCTATACTTCAATGGGAATAGTCACTTCTCCAGAAGATGATGTTCTTGATTTTATCTGGAGCCGTCTACCTTCTCCAGAAGACTCAGATATGCTCTTGGAATTTTATTGGGATGTAGTTTATCATTTAGGCCTTGCAGGCAATTGCCTCAAGAATAAGAAGTGGAAACAGACCCAAATGCCTACTGATGTTAACAAATTCCGGAATCTGCTCATCCACAGTTTCAGATCTTTAATTGCCCTATTTAAAGTTTGTGGCTGTAGTTCAGATGAAATTTACATCTACTACTATAAAAAATCGGAAGTTAATAAATTCCGTCAACGTACACACTACTAACAAGGAGATATAATGCAACACTATGAGGAGCTACTCAAACTTCTCGAGGCCACAAAGGAAGACTTCGACAAGTTCTACAACAAAGCAGTAATGAAGGCAGGAGTTCGTCTGCGCAAGGGACTCAAGGACGTCCAAAATAAAATTAAGGAAGTCCGCACAGAAGTCGCTGGGCATAAACGGGCAGTTAAGGCCGAGCGCAAGGCTTCTAAAGTTGCTGCACCCGCAAAGAAGTAAAGCTCGACATGGGTTACTCTTTACTGTAGGGCTGCTATACTAAACTGTGGCAGCCTTATAGTGAGGAGACAATGACAATAGAACTAATAAAACTAACTCCACGTGAAAAAGAATCTCTTAGGAAGGAGCATTATCTTAGTGAGCAAGTAATGTATCTGAAGCAAGCTATGAGAGATTTGCATAAGGTAATATATGCTCAAGAGAAAGAAATTATTGAGCTTAAAGACCGTATTGTCAAGATAAGAGTTGAAAAGAATAAATCAAAAAGATATGGGTATGGAATATACCCTGTTAAAGGGGTCGAACTTTCACCAGATTTATCAGGAGATAGTACAGAATCTGATAACACAGGGGGAGATAGTTTGGAAGACGAAGGAAGCCCTGTTTCTCAATTTTGTACTGTCAGATCCGCTTAACAATAAGATAGAGTATGACAAGAACTGGAAATGGTGTTATGCTGAATTCTTCGATCGCATGGTTGGACTTAATCCAGGAACTGCTTACCACTTTCGAAGTAAATGGCAAAGAAATTTAGAGCGTGAAGGTGGAACCTTCGACTATTCTTACGGAGATAGTTTTAAGAGTCAGCTCCCAAAAGTGGTCCGAGCTCTCAAAAAAGAATATGATAGAGAAGCTATCATATCAGTATGGGACAAAGGGTTCTTGGACCGCGGATCCTACGCCAGGCGGCCGTGCACCCTCACTATCCAATTCTACAACAGAAAGGGATATCTTCATTGTTTTGTCAATATGAGGTCTAATGATGTTATTAATCTTCTTCCCTATGATGTATTCCACCATACCTCCCTCCAAACTTTTATTGCGTCTATTACGGGCCTTAGGTTGGGAAATTACTACCACACCTGCGCCCAATACTACTGGCCAAAGAAAAGAGAACTCCGAGGATTTGGAGAAAAAATGCTTGAAAAACTTCAAGCCACAACCCCCCCTCAAAACACCCATTTCCCTTGGGTAGAACCACGTCTCTCATTAGTAAATGCTTCGAAGACAATTAGATCTTATATTTCTCATCATAACTTCGAAGACATAGGAATTCCTGATCCCTATATCCAAGGTCTTGTAAATTATATAACAACTAGAGTAACAGCAAATGCAACCAGCGAAACCTAAGTCTATAGATATCGTAAAAGAGAAAGTCTGGGAGATTCTAATATCTAAGGTTGCTGCCTATGGCAAAAAGCCCATCTTGAAATTTAAGTGGGCTATAATTGTGCCTAGACTTGATTCCAAAAAAGAAAGATTAATAAATCTCTCTAACCGTAAAGAAATAATTATGGATGATGAGACTATAGATGATACAATAGCAGACATACTAGGCTATTGTATTATCTGGCAAATGCTTAATGATGGATTATATGAAGATGCCCCAATCCTAAGAATAGGGGAACCAGATAAAAGAGAAACTCCCTCCTATGAAGCAGCAGTAGCACGATATCTTGATGACTTTGGTAAGAAGGCTAAGAGAGAACTTAAAGAGTTAACTTACTATGACATGGCAGGTAGTATTATGAACATACTTACCTTTGTAGATAACCTAGTCACAGAGTATGTCAAAAATCATATGCTTGATGAGTTTGTAGATAAAGAACTAGTAAATCATAATATAATGGCGTGCATAGTTGAGTCTATGCTGTATTTAGCCCATCAACCATCATTTGTTTCAAGGGACCTAGAATGAGAATCTTTGCCAATTGCAAGGAAGCTATCAAAGAGACTGAAAGAGACCTATTTGAAATGGGTATCACTGTACATCCCCAGACTATGCAAGACAAAATCGTCAAAGATAACCCTAAGTATAAAACTCTTGAGCTTAGTCCCTATGGATTCCAGATTGTTGAAGGTGGGCAGAAAGACAAACAAGAATTTATAGGTTATCTATTCGAAAGTGCAGCCTCAAGAATTATAAGTTGGGCAGATGCAGAGTTTAGTGAAAGGATTTTAAAATATCAGAGACCTAATATTCCCAATGGGGCATTAAATCCCGGTAAAGCTTGGGAACTAAGGGCTGACATCTGGTCAGAATATATACATAACGAGCATTTTGCTTACTCTTATGCCGAAAGATTTGGAGAGCAATTAGCAAGAGCTGTTCATGAATTACAAGTACGCCCAGAATCAAGACAAGTTATAATGCAGATGTACAACTATGGTCTTGACCAGAGACATTGGGGAGCAACAGCAAGGGTTCCCTGTTCACTAAATTATCAGTTCCTTATTAGGGAAAATAGATTGAGTATGATCTATACAATGCGCTCAAATGATTTCCTTACCTTTTTCTCTACTGACAACTACATGGCTATGTTGATGCAAGAATTTGTAGCTAAAGAAGTAGAAGTTGAGCTAGGTAGATATACCTTCTTCACAGGTAGTCTACATGCATATCATAAAGACATGGAGAAAAGAGGCATATTTTAACCCATGATTGGGATGTGCATAACTAAAAATGATCCAGGGATAATTAAAGTCTTATTGAAAGTAGTACCTCTTATTGATTCTCTCTATGTTTTAGATGGGGGGGATAAGAAGGAATTAAGGGAATTTGTAGAGAAACTTAAAATCCCGCATCTTTATATTACTGATCATGAAGCAGGGGAGAACTTCCCTAGAAATGGGCTTATAAAAGAACCCCTCCTAGAAGAAATTAAAAAGAGTGAACAATTAGGGGAATGGGTATACATAATTCATGGAGATGAAATACCAATTGATAATCCACTTGCCGTAGCACGTAGGGCAGAGGATTTCTTTGCTGATGCAATTGAGTGGAACATTGTCAACTATTTTTATCATCCTTCAGATAACAGACTAAATTTAAGGAAAGAACTATCTAGGATACACTCTAACAACTTAAAATTCAATGATTTTAAGTGGTATTTTCTTCCAGCTTGGAAACGTGTAAGGATGTTCCGTCTAGACACTAGGTATAGTTTTTCAAACAAATTTCCGCAGAGGGATTTTCCTGTGGGAGGAATGAAAACTAAACCCAAAATCTTTCATTCTAATGCTATTATTAAGCATTACCCTTTTTATGGAACACTAAGGGAATTGATAGCAAGACAACATGCTGCCTTGATAGGAACACGTTTCAAGTCCATAGCTTTTTCATGGCTGGCAGCCTACGGCTCTATAGAAGTTGATGAATTATTTCTTAGTGTTATTCCTAAGGTCCCGGGATTAATTGATAATGCAGTTATCTTCAATGAAAATAAATTTCCTCTACCCATTACATATAGGTGAAGTATGACAGATATAACTCGTAAGATTCTTTCAGAACCTGAGCCTGAGGTTGAAGAGGATGAAACTGAAGAAACTGCTATAGAACCTTCTGAGGAGGGGCCTCAAATCAAAAGGGGTCGAGGACGTCCACGTAAAGGAGAACCTACTCCTATTGTTGAAACACGTGGTGGAGCTAGGGAAACAAAATCAAAGGAACCTAGTATCCCCAAAAATTGGAAACCTGGAAAATTTGATATAATTCCAGAATTAACGGTAGGCGGAGTAATGCCGGGGGCGGGAGGGGTCCTTATTGGGGCCGTCGCTGCGGGATTCAATCCTCAGTATATCATAGATGGGAGAAAGTTTATAAATTTCAAAACATGGGACTATAATTTTTCCCAGTATGGTACCCGATTTAGTATGTTGAATGAGTCCTATCGGGATACGCCTCTAGACCTTATTGTGGGTAGCCCGAGTTGTGCAAAATTCTCTAGAAGGGGGACTAAAATCATAAATGGAAAACCTCTTGAAGAAGTACCGCCTGAAATTTTCGAATACGTCCAGTTCTTGGAGGAAATTGTGCAACGGCGCCCCCGATTCTTCATATTGGAAAATGTACCGGGCGTACGCCGTTACTTTTGGTTCGAAAAACATCCCGATAGTGGCTATCTTCTTAAGTCCGAAAAATTCAGGACGGGTATCTGGCTCAAAGACTACGACATACAAGAAGAGTTTTATGATACCCACGATTTCGGTTTACCTCAATACAGGAAACGGTTGTATCTCATTGGGGCACTCAAGGAGTATGATTTTCTGTATAGACCACCAAAATATCAAAAAATAGCTGTAGTGAAGGATGTTCTTGAGGACCTGAAAGACAATTTTGGGACATTAGTTAATCATGAAGAACCTGAGCACAATGAAGATAGAATCAGAGACTTTAAACAACTCAAACCGGGAGAAGCAGCTTATTCCTCTTTTGGGAACAAAAGGCTTGCAGCTGATGCTCCTGCCCCGACTATCACCGGAGGATCTACGAGGTTTATCCATTATGACAGGGATAGAATTATTACTCCCAGAGAATGTGCTAGGATTATGGGATTCCCAGATGACTTCATATTTTGGGGTGGTATTTTGCAACAGTATGATCAGATAGGTAAGGGAGTTGCTCCTCCTGTTATAACTCACATGGCAAAACAGGTAATGGAGACTCTACAGAATAAAGGTAAGCTTAGAATTCCTGAAGTCTTCAAACCAAAGAAACGCCTGTTACCAAGGATGCACATTTCATTCAGTAGAGAGGCATGAATTTTCCAAAGGCAAAACAAGGGCTAATTTACGTGACCTATAATTGCAATCATAAGATTTGGCAATCCAAATTCACCCATTTGGAAAGACCATGTCCCAATTGCACAAAAAAGATTCACCAGGAAAGGGCACGACGTAAGAAAGAACTCCCCTTTTACTTAAGGACGGATACCTGATGCCTACAGCTGCGGCTATTTATGGTGGTATAGGGGGTTCATTATTGGGGGCACAACAAGCGGGTTTTGCCCCCATTTATCTTATTGAACCTAGAGACTTCGCGAGCCCCCTAACTGTAGTAGAAAACTTTGGCATTCCTTTAGTCTTTGGAAGATTTCTTAAGGATTTCAGAACTAAAGACGTTGACGTTATCATTGGAAACCCTAGCTGTGCTCAATTCAGCCCCTTAGGAATGAAACGTAAGGACAGGGGCAAATTGCATGAATTAGACCCAATGGAATTCGAAATAACCAAATTTACTACAGAAGTAGCAGTCAGAAGACCTAAGTACTGGCTTCTTGAGAATGTACCTCAAGCAACCAAACATTTCGAATTCCTAAATAAGAATGGATCAGCAGGATTATTTTTCAATGGTAAGGTTATCTTAACCTTAGAAGAACATGAAGTAACTAAGTTCGATATTGAATGTTGTGATCATTGGCCGTACCAGAAAAGACATAGAATAATCTGGGTCGGACGTAGAAATGACACGCCACGTTTAATTGACCTCTGGCCATCAAATGCTCAAGAATGGAAAGGTTGTAAAGAAGTACTAGATGATATCCCTGATATCTCAATTCCTGACTACAACCATGTAATCCCCAATCTTACAACAAAACGTATCCAAAGGATGGATATATTGAAGTATGGAGAATCCTATTATGGAACTCAAAACAATAGACGTTTAGATCCAGACAAACCCGCATACACAATAACTTCTCATTGTACTAGGCATATACACTATAAATGGCCAAGACCTCTCACAGTTAGAGAATGTGCAAGACTTCAGGGATTTCCAGATGATTTCAAATTTTTCGGGACTGAAACATCCCAATTAGATCAAGTAGGGAAGTCCCTTCCCGTTCCAGTAGCAAAGTGGCTTTTTGAAAGGATAGGCAATGAACTACAAGAGAGAATTGCTTGACAGAATCAGAAATGGAATTGATATTGTCGAGTACATTGGAGAACATGTAGATCTTATCAAACGGGGTGATTCATATCTCGGATTATGTCCCTTTCATCAGGACTCAAGTCCTAGTATGCGGGTGCATCCCGTACGTAAAATCTTTAAATGTTTTGGCTGTGGAGAGGGTGGTTCAGTTATTACCTTTGCCATGAAGTATCATGAAATTTCTTTCCCGGAGGCAGTAGAGAGTCTTGCCTCTCTAGCAAAGGTGCCCCTGCCTGATTCAGCAGATAGTTTACATATCTCCAAAATGTTAAGGTATATAGATGATCTTAAGAATGCCTTTGTGCAAGCACGCAGGGGAAACATTTCTACAGTAAGAAATACTATTCAATTTTCTGACGAACTATTAGATTTCTTTGAAGTGGGATTGGCTCCCAAGAGTATGGTTTTATATGAGAGGGATCTAGCCTGGGAATTAGGATTGATAACCGAGCAAGGATGGCCCTATTTTTACGAAAGGGTTATGTTTCCCATCAAAAACCCAAGTGGACAAGTTGTGGGGTTTTATGGTAGAACTACAAAAGAAGAAGGAATTAAACATCTAATCAGCAAAAATAGTAGAATCTTCAGGAAGGCTAATACCTTATTTGGTTTTCATGAAGCGAAGAAGACTATCAGGGAATTAAATACCTGTTATCTTGTAGAAGGGCCTAAAGATGTTTTAGCACTATGGGCTCAAGGAATTAAGAACGTAGTAGCTACCTGCGGTACTTCACTAAATGACAAACAGGCCAAGCTTATTACCTATTCAACTAATAATGTTATGTTAGCCTATGACAATGATGAAGGGGGAATAAAGGCGGCACTGAAAAATAGTGAAACTCTCCTTGAACATGGTGCAGCATTAACATACGTAGCTTTACCCCAAGGGAAAGATCCTTACGATTGTTATATTGAATCGGGTAGAGTACCTATAGAGGATATCATTAGTTTGCCAACTCTACTTACTACAGTATATCCCATAGAGACACCTAATGATAAGCTTAATTATACAAAGGCATTTCTATCGATCATTGAGCACGGTAAAAACAAAATCATTAATCAGAGTTTAATTGAGAGAGCAGCAGTAGTTCTCAATCTACCCACACGCTTGATATGGGAACAATTTGAATCTAGACCATACAAATTCGATTTAGGAGATACCCCCAGAACTAAATCAGTAAAAGTTGAACCTTGGCACCAACTTATTCTAGGTCTTTCTTACGCCCCAAATTACGCCCCAAAGGTACTAAGTTTTTTAGATTCTCAATTAGGGGATTACTCAAGGGCCAAAGAAGTAATCCAGATCATGGTAGATGGAAAAATTGAAAATCAAGCCCAATGGATGGATGTTGCAGCAGGGGCTTATCTGAATGTTCCATTGCATGATGATACATTAGATATGTTGAGTGATCCAGAAATCGCTGAGTACATAGAAGTTGCTACTAAATCCCTAGTTGGTTCTAATCTAATGGACATACTCAAGAGGACAATAGCACAGGGAGATCTTGAAGGTGCTGAAAGGATTAAACAATGTTTGACCTTACTCCAATCGACAAAAATAATCGACTCCAGCGGGACTACTTCTTCATGAATCTTGCTGTCATGTACCGCACACGCGGTACATGTCCAAGATTAAAAGTAGGCTGCATTCTAACTAGTATGCATCGCCTTGTAGCAGCCGGTTACAATTCCTCTCCTCCAAATCAACCCCATTGTGAAGATGTAGGCTGTCTACTCAAAAACAATCATTGCATTAGGTGTCCACATGCAGAAATAGCTGCTATATCTAATTTGGAGCACCGCTATAATGATTTAACTGCTTATGTAACTGCTCAGCCTTGCTATTTTTGTTTAAGAGCATTATTTATGGCAGGTACCAAGGATATTTATTATATTAAATCATTTATTGATTTAGATAGGGATGAGTTGGCCAGGTCTTTTAATATTCCTATGATTCAAATGCCTTGGCCATACAAAGACTGTAAAGATTTGATCCCGTTTGATTCAGAAGCTTATCGGAGTAAGGATAATGGAATTAGGACAGTTAAGAGAGAAACTCCCGTTATATAGTCTCGATACCGAATTTACATTTGGTAAATATCGAAGCGAAACTATAGAAATGGTTATTTATGAGGATGTCAAATACATTACCTGGTGTATTGAGAATGTAAAGGATTTCGTTCTAGATGATAAAGCATATAAGGTATACAATCAAGAATTATCAGCCTCAAACTTAGATGATGATAAAGATGACTGGCAATTTCCTGGGGCACCAGATCACTCCTCATACTATGATGACTAAGGAATTAAATGGAAAAGCCAAACAACTGGCCTATCACATTACCACTCAACAATTGTCTGAAATGCACCTTATATAAGCAGAATAGTTATCATCCTTATAATGCTACCGGGAACCTTGTTAATCCCAAGATTATTATAGTTGGGGAGGCTCCCGGTTCTGCTGAAGAGGCTACTGGTAGAGTATTTCAAGGTAGGGCTGGACAATTAATGAGGAAGGCCCTAGGTGAAGTAGGAATCAATCCAGAAGTTGATTGCCTCATTACTAATGTTGTTATGTGCAGACCTTTAGATGCAACAGGGGATAATAGGAAACCAGAAAAAGCAGAAATTGCTAACTGTCATGAAAATCTGGAAGCAATTCTCAACTATTACAAGACTATAGCAAAACTAATAGTCCCAATGGGGGCTACCCCGCTCAAGAGAGTATCTAGCAAGGGTAGTATAACAAACGCACGTGGTACTCTCACTGATTGCTCTTACGGCAAAATGATTCCTTCTTATCATCCTGCATACATATTAAGAAACATGAATTTGCTTCCAATTATGCGGGCTGATTTTAGGTTTGTTTCTGATTTTGTTGGGGGAATTGAACAAGAAGAAGTCAAGGGTGGAGAGTATATTATCATCAACAACATGGAACTGTTAAAATGGGCTTTTGAGAGATTGTCTGAAGTAGAACAGTTTGTCTTTGATATTGAATCCACAGGGCTAGAATTTTGGGAACAGAAGATTATTGGTATCTCATTCTCCTGGCGTAGGGGGACTGGAATATATTTGCCTCTGTGGGTACGTGAAGCAGAGGGAGTAGCTGATGGTTTTACAGATCAACCTGCTAGGGACGAATTTAATCTGAAACCCTATTGGCCAGGAATTATGGACAAAATAGACAACAACCTTAGAGTCATATTTGAGGGTCCAGCAAGGAAAACTAATCATAACATCAAGTTCGATATTAAACAGGTAGAATATCAATTTGCCTGCACAATTGCCCAGGTTGAGTGTGATTCAATGATTCTACACTATCTCTATGATGAAAACCAGGCCCAAGGGTTAAAAGAGATATGTGATCTTAGATACAAGGATCTCCGAGGTTATAGTGAAGAACTCAAAAAGATAATTGGAATGTCTAAGGTTGAAGAGGGGCAATTTGCTGATGCCCCTTTATCAATGATTGCCAATTATGGAGCTAGGGACTCTGATGCTTCTTGCAGATTAAGAGAAGACGTTTCAAAGCAACTAAGTTCCGCGACGATACGCTTCCTTACTCATTTTTATATGCCTCTAACGCGCATATATGCTACTGCTGAGTTATGGGGTGTCAGAATAGATCTTCCCTATATTGAGAGAGTGTCCAAGGAGCTACATGAAAAGGCAGATATTGAATCTAAGGCTATTTTTGAATTGGCTGGAGAAGAATTTAATATAAATAGCTCCAAACAACTTATACAGGTCCTCTACCACAAATTACATCTACCTACTATCAATATGACGAAAGGTGGATCCCCATCGACTGATGAGAAGACCCTAAAAATGCTTGGCAATGTTCCAATAGCCAAACGCATTCTAAATTATCGAGGGCATAACAAGAATCTTACAACCTATGTTGACAAGATGCCGGGTATTTCAGACATTTATGGGCGCATTCATCCCTCTAACAAATTAACAGGTACTGTAACGGGTAGACTTTCTAGTTCGGCCCCCAATATACAAAACATTCCTAGGGATCCACTTATCAAAGGGATCTTTATTCCTCAGGAGGATTTCTATCTTTTAGAAATTGACTATTCCCAGATAGAATTAAGAGTTATGGCTTGGTATTCAAATGACCCAGTAATGTTAGAAGAATATCGTACCGGGGCCGATATTCATGCTTTAAATTGTGAAATGCTATTCGATGTAACTAAAGAGAATTCCGACCCAATCAAGTTCAAACGCTTTAGAAAACTAACTAAACTATGTAATTTTGGGGGAATGTATGGGGGCTCAGCCAAGAAATTAATGACCTCAGTCAATGAAAAGTTAGAAGACGAAGATCCACATCTTACAATGGATATGTCTCAAAAGTTCATTGATTTCTTCTTCAGTAAATATAAAGGCATTGCCCAATACCTTAGAGTCCAAGAGCAGATCATTAGAAAAGACAAACAAGCAGTAAGTTGTTTTGGTAGAATAAGACATCTGCCTAATGTTGATAGTCCAGACCAAGACAAAAGATCTGAAGCAATTAGAGAGGGTATTAATGCTGTAATTCAAAGCACAGCTTCTGATTGTACTCAATTCTCAATTATTATGTCTGAATTGGCTCTCAGAGGTTTTGAAATGACTTGGGAGCAGTATTTCAATACAGAACCTCTTGATATCTGGAATACACTATGCAATCCTAAGTGGGCAAAGTCTAGGTTCTTGTTTTCCGTTCATGATGCACAGATATGGGAAATTCACAAAGATGAAGTAGAAAAGATAATTCCTCTAATCAAAAGGATCATGTTGAATCCTCCACCTCCTTTTAACATGGTTGTAGATGCTGAAGAAAAAGTATACAAAGAAAGATGGGGAGGAGTATGACGGAGGTAGCCATGCCTAAAACGTGCAAGTGGAAACAAATCCAACATGGCATTTATGGTGATACATGGGATGTACAATGCTTGGATCGGCTAGACCATGGATTGTTCGTTCTCACGGTAAAACGAGAGTTCTGTCCCTACTGCGGCCACATGATCGAGATTCCCAAAGACTCAACACAACGGAGGGAAGAATGACACCAGAAAAAGATTCGGTGGAACTTGAGATTGCAGACGAACTGAGTATGACCCATCTCTACGAAGCAATCGTTCTCAGTCCGGTGCTTAACCCAGAACTTCTCAACTGGATTGTTACCGAACGCCTAGCCCGAAGGCAGGCCGAGGCGCGGGAACTGGCACTCATTATCAGCAATGCCAACTTTGCAGGGGTGATCGTCCGTCTCCAAGAGCAGGTGAAGGAACTAGATAGGGAGATAGTCCGACTCCGTGCTATTTTTGAAAATCCCAAGAAGGAGGAATAAAATGAGTGCTACTGCGTATCGCATAGTCAAGACGGTGGCAGATGGTTTTGTTATCGAGGGACGTTTTGAGGAAGCAGCCGGCATGTGGTGGTGGGGTAGTATGGGGTGGATATGGAAACGGTTATCACGGGACGGCCACAGATGCGATAACCCGCTCCCGATATTCCCAGAATACTATAGGACCGAAGCCGATACACGGTATGCGCTCAAACGCATCATCGAAGGCCAGCGCGTTGTGTATGTGTCCAATGCGGACGGAACCGAGGCTCGCATCGGGAAACACACTCCGATCAAGAGAAAGGTGAAGAAACCGTGACCCGCGAACAGGCCACGGTCTTCGCGAACCTGGCGAAGTCGCTGGAGATGACGGAAACCCCGGCACACGCGGTGACACAAGATGATGACGGCGACGGGTTGCCCTTCTGATGAGACTCGCCCACAAGGTTGACGCGAATCAGGCTGAGATCGTGCGGTGGTTACGGAAGGCGGGCGCGTCCGTATGGGACACGTCAGAGAGTGGCCGAGGAGCCCCGGACATAGTTGTCGGGTATAGATCGAAGACATACTTGATCGAAGTGAAGGGACCGAAGGGGAAGTTGAGCCCCCGGCAACGGTGCTGGCATCATGATTGGCGTGGTTACCCCGTGATTGTTGTGAGAAGCGCCGAAGAAGCGTTACTGGCAATAGGGGCAGTGAAGTGACCACGATGGATCTACTCGCAATCATTCTCCTGCCGCCCGTGATCGTCATGTGGTGGCTCAAACGTCACAACACAAATAATCGGAGGCAATAATGGCAAAGTCAAAGAGTCCCTACGTCATCGTCCGCAGTTATTCGGCGGGGGTCTTCGCTGGAACGCTGAAATCTCGAAAAGGGCAGGAAGTTGTTCTGACCAACGCCCGAAGGTTGTGGTACTGGTCTGGCGCAGCCTCGCTGTCGCAGTTGTCCATCGACGGCGTATCAAAGCCTGCCGCCTGCAAGTTTCCGGCAGAAGTTCCTGAGGTGACACTGTTGCAAGCAATCGAGATTCTGCCCGTGAGTGAGAAGGCCCGCAAATCAATCGCGGAGGTGAAAATATGGACAGCATAAAGGACGGATCCGGGTCCGGATCCGGGTACGGGGACGGAGACGGGTACGGGTCTGGGTACGGGTACGGGTACGGGTCCGGGTACGAGGACGGGTCCGGGGACGGGGGCGGGTACGGGTACGAGGACGGGTCCGGGGACGGATACGGGTCTGGGTATGGGTCCGGGGACGGGTCCGGGAACGGGTGAAACCCATAATCACAGAATAGCTCAAACGTCAAAGACGGAGTTGTGAAAACTGTGATGGAAAAGCGACCGACGCGAATCACGGATCAACAAAAGCTGGCGAAAACGTTTTCAGAG